TAAGGGAACCAAAACGAAATTTACATCCGCAAAGGATTACCCTTACAGAACGGTGATTATCAATGAAGTCGTAAAAGCACATCGTATCCCCGCCTTTGCGTATTTTATTGTTAACAGGAATAGAACTCATGCTTTCGTCGTAAAGACTGACACGATGGAGCATTGGACTATCCGGCACATTAAAGACTCTGAACGCGGCGATAGCGAAGATGTATATTTTTGCGACATGGGATGGGGAGAGTTTATAGAATTATAATTCAGTAGTTGACAATTTATCGAATCAGTGACATCTATCATTTACTAACAACGGGAATCAAAAACATGGCACTTACGAAGGAACAGAAAGAGTTCCGCTCCAAACTATTGGGCGGCTCTGATGCTAATACAATCATGGGCGGCGACGAAGAGCGTCTCCTGAAACTTTGGAAAATTAAAACGGGGCAAGAGGAAGATGATGATCTGTCCGACTCACTTCCAGTACAAATGGGGGTTTTTACAGAACCTTTTAACATACAGTGGTTTACAAAACAGACGGGTCGTCATGTTACGGATAACGGCGTTCAAAAAGTTAGTGTATCTCACTCTTTCATGGGATGCACCCTTGATGGACTCACAGATGACGGCCTCACTGTTTTCGAAGCTAAACACGTCTCTGCGTTCGCTAAGGACGATGAGATTATGGACCGCTACTATCCCCAATTAACACACAATATGCTTGTGTGCGGGGTAGAGAAGGCTGTCCTTTCTGTGTTTTACGGCAACCATAAATGGGACAAGTACGACATAAATTTGGATGCGATTTATGCGGACATCCTCATAGGGGCGGAACAACGTTTCTGGGAATGTGTCAAAAGTGGCACACCGCCAGTTACGATAACGGTGCGGCCTCCGGTGGATGCGGTGCGCCGCGTTGATATGACGGGTAACAATGCGTGGGCAAATTTTGCGAATCAGTTGCAACTAAACTCAGTTGGTAAAAAACTATATGACGAAGCCGCCTCTGGTCTAAAGGGACTCATGGATGAGGATATGGCGGAAGCATATGGGTATGGCGTCAGCATCAAACGCGATAAACGCGGCGCACTTAGATTGAAGGGGGATTGAAATGGAGAGAAGAGTAGAGATATTGACGGTTTATATGTTTGAGGATGGATTTTCCATTGAAGTCCATCCTTTGGTAACCACGAATGATGGTGAGTTTGTTAAGGACAGATTGATAGAATTACTACCAGTCTTTGCGAAACAACTTAAAGACCCTGACTCCGTGAACCAAGTTAAGATGGAAGATGGTACTGCGTATGGCGTCCTTTGGCCCGTGCATACACATAATGAAAATCGTAAAAAAGCAAATTGAAAGGAAAAACTATGAAGACCAGTTTAGAAATTGATGCCCTGTCAACGGCCTTAGCATCCGCTCAGGGCGCGTTGAAGAACCCGCCTAAGAACAAGATCAACCCGCACTTTAAATCCCGCTATGTGGACCTTTCTGACGGGCTGGATGCAATCCGTGAATGCTACGCAAAGCATGGGTTAGCGTTCATCCAAGGCACGTCCGTAGTGGATAGTACAATAATCCTTAACACCCGTATCGTTCATAAAAGTGGACAATGGCTTGAGTCAGATTATCCAGTTGGTGGTTTTGGACGTCCACAAGAAATGGGTTCCGCAATGACCTACGCCCGCCGTTATGCCCTATTTGGCTTGGTAGGTATCGCGGGTGAAGACGATGATAACGGTAACGCTGCTCAGGCGGCTGAAACAACTCCCGTAAAGGGCAAGGTAGCGCCAAAACAAATGGAACCCGGCCTTACCCCAGCGGACAGTGAAAAGTTAATGGGCGTCATCAAAGGTGCTATGGAAATGTGCGAAGACGGTCAACAATTATCTGACTGGGCTACGGAGAACAAAGATAAGATCGCAATGCTTCTCCCTACACATCGCAAGGAATTGCAAGACTATTACAAGTCACGCAGGGACGAACTGAAAGGCAATGGCTGAAGTCATTTATGTCCGCCGTAATGGGAGCAAATTGGAACCTTGCTTCTTAGCGGACGAAGGTGCTTTGTTGGAGTTCCCTACGGGGAAAGACTTATCCGTTACGATAAGCCGCCCCCGTAGTAGCAAGCAACATAGGTTCTTCTGGGCGCTGATCCAGAAGATTTGTGAGAACCACGATACATATCGTAGGCCGGAGCAACTACTACTTTGGTTGAAGATACGCCTTGGGTATGTGGAAGAGGTAAGGTTCCATGACGATAAAGTTTGGTGGGTTGCGAAGTCCATTAGTTTTAATGCTATGGATCAGGAAGAGTTCCGTAAATTCTTTGAGAACGCCTTGGATGTAATTTCGGAAGAAGTGATACCAGAAATAAACCAGTATGAACTTCTGCATGAGGTGGAGAAGATGCTTGGTTTCAACATTGTAGATGCATGGAGTAATTAAATGGCATGGGAAAAGAAGCATGGCGACGTAACATTGTTCGCCAATGACCGTAAAACTAAAGACACTCAGCCTGATTGGCGGGGTTCAATCCATATTGAAGGCAAGGATTATGAGATTGCGTTATGGAACAAAACTTCCAAAAACGGCAATACATTCATATCTGGACGGATGGGTGATGAAGTGAAGCCGCCAGAGGCAAAGAGTTCATTCTCTAACGCGCCACGTCCTGCCCCTAAGCCAACGTCCTCCGTTAAAAACGCATTAGATTCAGATTTACCTTGGTGAGGGTTGACGACTAAATCCATTTTAACTATCCTCTGCAAAGAATCTGATTTGCGGGGGATAAAATGGAATTAAAGAAAACGTGTAAATGGTGCAATGAAACTAAAGATTTGCATCTTCATTTTTATAAAAAAGAAAGAATGAAAGATGGCTATCTTAACAAATGCATTGAATGCGTAAAATTATATGCACGTGAACGGAGTAAAAAACCTCACGTCAGGGAATATGACAGACGAAGGTATCATACCAATTCGGAAAGAAAATTAAAAAATCAATTAAGTTTAAAAAATTGGGCGTTAAAAAACCCAGAAAAAGTTACAGAAAGTAAACTTAATTGGATTAAAAGAAATCCTGAAAAAAGAAAGGCTCATATTATGGTTTGGTCGGCATTGCGTTCTGGAAAATTAACAAGAAAGCCGTGTGAAATATGCGGAAAACAAAAAGTTCAAGCGCATCATAACGATTATACAAAACCATTAGAAGTTCAATGGTTGTGTACAGAGCATCATGGCAGAGAGCATCAAAGGCCGTGGTAAAGAGAGCGTCAATATCGACGAAGAAACGGGTGGCCCTATTTCAAACAAGGGGCGGGTTATGTCACATATGTGGAGGTAAGATAAATGTTGGAGAGGCTTGGGAGTTGGAGCATAGAATTCCTCTTGCGATGGGCGGGGAAGATATTGAGGCTAACTGGGAATTGGCCCATATCAAATGCCATAGAACAAAAACGACTGATGACGTGGGTAAAATTGCAAAGGCTAAACGGCGCGAAGCACGTCACATTGGAGCTAAGGTATCTGGGACACCGCTACCTTTTGGTAAAAAGTCCCCATTCAAACGTAAATTAGATGGAACTGTAGTTAGGAGAGATTAAAAATGGACTTTATTAAAACCCTTGTAAAACTGTTTAGTTCCAAACCTACTTGGATCATCGATGTCGACCAAGAACAATCTTATGATGATAATGACAATAAGAAGGATCGAAAGATTATATTTAAAGTAAGGCGTTGGAACAAACTTGGGTTGTATTCAAGAACAATCTTATATAGCGATATCGCTGATTTTGATACGCTAAGTGAAGCACATGAGTTTGTAGGCAGATATAAAAATTTCCCACTTGATGCAGATGGAGTTTACTAATGGCTTTAATTTTACCGGAAGGCTTTAACGCAGACGAAAAAGAAAGCCCGTTGGAAAACATCTACGACCACGCTTTCCCACTGGCGGATAAGTTATCTTACTTCATTAACGAATCCACGGTTGACATGGTTAAGGACAACAAAGTCACAGACAGCATGTCGGATGCAATCATCATTCATTCCATTGCTCTGATGCTTATCGTCTGCATGATGAACCGTGAAGTCCTTGATGACAACACCTTGGACATGACCTTTAAGAAAGTTAAAGGGATCACTCAGGATTATCTAAAGCACCTTCTTGAAGCGGGCAAGGAGCAAGCCCATTGACAATTAATGAAATGATCCAGACGGTCATTTGGACCAGTAATGCGCGGATGCGGGAGCAACTTTTGATGCTCCGGATCTTGGATCATTACGGCCCAAAGGAATTTGTAGCTACACTTGAAGATATAGCAGAAGCAACCGCCATGAATCGGGCGGTGGTGATTCGTGCTTTAAAAGGTCTGAAGGAGTTGCAATGGATCGATAGTGAGAGGATTTACAAGAACAACGGGACCAATCTTCCCGTAGTTCAAAGTTGTAAATACATTATTACGATCAGTAATGAAAAGGAGGCCGACCAGCCCCGAAACTGATCGGCCCCAAGTCAGGGAGGTGGCGCGGGAAGGAAATAACCGCGCCGCCTCTATTCTACCATTCTAAATGCTAAGTTTTCAACCCTTGAGACACGTCCACCCCATCCTTTTCCGAAAGTGGGCCAAGTGGGTAATCCTTGGAGAAAAGCCAACCGTGCTTCGCAAATTCTTGTTGCAGCTTCACGGCTGTTTGCCTCTTCAGCAGCCGCAATTGTGGCGGGTCCGACTTGTCCGTCTTGACCCACACCGCATACCTGCTGAAGGGTTTTTGCTGCACGGGTTACCCCACTATTAACAGCCATATCAAAAGTGGCATAGTCAATGCCAAGAGGAAGTGAGTCGCCATTTATCTTATCCCAGTAATTCTTTTTGTACAGGGGAGCGACATCTTGAACAGAAAGATTTTTCATGTCGTCTTCCGTCACCGGATGACCGACCCAATCTTCCCATACTTTTTGAGTAACGCCGTGGTTCGTTCGACCCCCCGGATCGCGGGGATCATTAACATAACCGCCTTCTTCCTTCAAGACTAAGGCTAAACATTGATCAAAATTATCTTTCACTGTTTATTTCCCAAAGAAGCAGTAAGAGCATCCGTCTTCTGTTTAGAGCCAGCGGACGAACCAAAATAAAAGCCCATGACGCTGGTCCACGCCGTACCAAGAGTGCCGATAAGCATTAGAAGAGCCTCACCACCAGTGGCGGGCAGACCGAAGTGCAGAATGTACGCAATGATGCCGAAGAAGCCCAGCGTGACGCCTACCGCCAATACACGGGGAATCCAGTCACGGGTAGCGATCTGCATCTGGCGGGCTGAATCACGGTCCTCTTCCGATATCTTTTCCAGATCAATGTCCAACGACTTCATCTGAACTTTGAAGTCCGCATCAATCTTTTTCAGGGCCGCCAACTGATCACCTGTTGGATTAGCAAGAGCCGACATGATGTCGTCTTCAGTGCCATTTTCATGACCAAAAAGGGCATTTGATATAGCTTTAACCGCCATGCCACCAACAGGTCCAAGCAATGCCGTCGCGATGGTTGGGGCGACTGAACCAAGCAATGGTCCAAAAGTTTTAAGAATGTCCATGTTACTTCACCGTTATCATAAGAAATACGCCGATTGCGCCAATGCCTAATACCAGAAAACCTACAATACTGCTAACCATAATCAAATCCTTGCGGTTTTCTTCCTGTTC